GAAGCCCGGCGCACCAAGGTCGTTCGTCGCGTCAGGCGTTGCGAGGTTTGGTTTGCACAGGTAAATACGAGCGGTATTGTCAGCCCCTAGGAGCAGCGAATCGTTCACATCGACAAACACTGCTTGGATGTCTGCGGTGTTGGCCCCGTTCCGCCACGTGATCGTGCTGCTCGCGCCGTTCGGCAACCGGATCCCGCCGCTCTGCGCCGGGTTGGTGCCGATGATGACCGCCGTGCCAGCGTAGAGATTGCGGATGCGGTTTCCGGCAGCGCCAACATCAAGCCCGTTATCCGGTAAATATGGCGCTAGGTGTCCCGATGGATCGATCACCCATCGCACGGCCCCATTGGTGTCGAACGCGATGTTCTGCTGCCCAGCTATGTGGGCATAGTTCCCCGGCGTAACATAGAAGTACATCACGCCGGATGAATTCCTGATCACCAGTTGCTGACCGGCCTTCACGTAGGTCAGCCCCGCATCACCGGCCAGCACGCCCGCGTCGTTGAACTGCACCTGCGTGTCGCTGCCGCCGGGGGCCGGAGCGATCGCGGGCGTGCTGAATGCGCCGTCCGCGCGCAAGAACTGCGACGTGCCACCGGGGAAGCCGCCGAGCGTTGTGACATCGAGTACGTCGCCGCCGGTCGCCTGATGCGTCGGCGCGTGCGCGGACGGGACGGTGCCTTCGGCAGAGATAACGGTGCCCAGGATGTGCAGCCCCGCGCCCAGTTGCAGTTCCTGCGGCGGGCCGGTCGTATTGCCGCGTCCCACCACCACGAACGGGTTGCGGTCCACCAGCTTGGCCAGCGGCAGCGACCCATTGGCAATCCGGTTCGGTGACACGGTGCCGCTGGTCAGAATGTCAGCAGAGAGCGCGGTGACCGGGTCAGCGCCGCCCGTGTTATGGGTGGTGGCGTGCGCGGCTGGCGCAATCGGCGTGGCGTTCAGCGTCGTGCCCGACATGGACAGGCCGGTGCCCAGCGTCACCGGCTGCGGGTTGCCGGGGCCACCGGCGCTGCCGCGTCCCAGTAAATTGCCAGCTAGCAGGTTCGGCAGCTTGGCAAAGCTGACGCTGCCATCGGTGAGGTTCGCGCCGTTCTGGTAGAACGTGCCGTGCTGGCCATCGAGCTTGTCGGCGTCCAGGTTCGTCACCATGCCGCTGCCGGGCGTGACAGTAAACGGCGGTCCCGGATCACGGTCGAAGACGATGTCGCCGGTAATGACGCTGGACCCGCTCCCGCCGGTGCCCCCACCACTCGCACCTGGGATCACCTGGTCGCCCTGGCGCAGGTCGATGGCCGGCGCATCCGCGATATGGAACCGCAGTTCACGCAGGCCCGCGTCCGCTGCCGCCATGTAGCGGTCGGCGAGCTGTGTTTTTTCCTTGCGGAGATACTCATCGCTCATCACCGCATCGATCAGGATGCGGTGGAACGAGGTTGGGAAACTCGGCTCGTCGGTGCCGGCCAACTCTGCGAGCGTCGTCCAGCCGTCCGCATACAGGTCGGTGATGGCGAGCGCGAGTCCTGGTAGCAGGATGGTGATGCTGTCGGCGTCCTGCGACCAGATGGCATACTGCTGGCGCGACCCCTGCGACTCGCGTCCTTCGCGCAGCGCCGCCAGCGGCACCGGCTGCAGGACGAGCACCAGGCCATCGGGCGCACGTTCGTAGACGCGATCGATCTTCTCGATGCCGGTGAAGGTGACCTTGTCGGAGTCGAGCACCGTCGTCGCGGCGCGCGAGATGTAGCGCGTCGGCTCCAGGCCGATCGTGGCGGTGATGCGCCGGTGGTGTTGGTTGATCTCGGCGGTGACACGCGCCTTGGCTTCTGCTGACACCAGGTTCAGCCGGCCACAGATGTCGGCAACCAGTTCGTTCACAGTCATCGCCGCCGCTCCCCTGTCTGCCGGCGCTGCTGCTGTTCGCGCTCGCGCTCGCGGTTCTGGTGCATCAGCCGCTGCGCTTCGCCGCTGCGCTGCCACTCCATCTGCTCACGCGCCGGCTTGGTGCGGTCCTCGCTGTAGTAATCACTCCAGCGACGCATCCCCTTGGCTTCGCAGGCGCGATCGATGTCCGACTGGCTGTAGTAGGTGACCGGCTCGCCGTTGTCGTCACACAGGCCGTGCTCGATGGTCAGCCCGCCAGGAATGGAATCCGGCCGGACGGCGGCAGCACGACGCGGCGCCAGCGGACACTTGTAGAGGCCGTGCTCGCCGAGATGCAGCGGCCGGTAGCAGCGGTCGCAGGTCATGACGGCACCCCGCCATCGGCTTGGCGCCGATCGATGCGTGGCGCGGCCTCCCAGCCCGGCATCGCCAGGGCGGGTGTCTGCGGCTCACGCGGCGGCTGTTGCGGCTCGTCGGGCGCGAGCGGGGCCTGCGGCGGCACCACCTGGCCGGTCGTGCCGATCATGGCGGCGGCGAGCGTTTCGAGCATCCGCATCGCGGCCTGTAGATCGGGCGGGCCAGGCGCCTGCTGGGTGCGCATCAGCGCCGCCAGCATCACCGGGTTCATGATGTCGGCCGCTGAACTGATCGAGATCTTGACCGGCTCCGGCGGCTTCGGCTCCGGCTTGATCATCACCTTGGCCGGATCGACGCCGCTCAGCTCCCAGATCTCGGCGATCGCCGGCTCGGGGTTGACGAACCCGGACTGCGCGGTGAGGTTGAGCGCCTTGGTCAGCTGCTCGATGCGCTGCTCGGCGTCGAGCAGCACCGTCGAATCAACGCGGACACTGTAGGTGAAGCCCTGCGCCAGTTCTTCACGGCTGACGGTGTCGATGCGCTGCTGGTCTTCTTCGCCCGGCAGATCGAAGACGCCGTAGAGCGCGATCAGGCCGGCGAGGCACTCGGCGATACCGACGAAGAAGCGCGTGGTCTTGTCGCGCTCCTGGCCGACCCGCGTCTGGAAGTTACGCTCCACGATGCGCGCTTCACTCGCGGTGCGGTCGCCGCCCGAGAACTGGCCGGCCTGGTTGGTGCCGACCTGCCACAGCTCGGACAGATCGTTCTTGATGATGCGATCGAATTCGAACCGTTCATTGGGGAAATTGGCCCGCGCCACTTCGCCAATCGCCCGCCCGCCGTCGCCGTTGGTCGGGATGAAGCCCTGCGGCATCCCCTTGTCGAGGATCTTCTTGGTATTGGGACCGATGCGATTGGTGTCGTACCAGCGAATCGGGATCGAGTGCCGGCGCTGCTGCACCATGGCATCGCGGCTGTCGGCCAGCTCGATGACCTGGTGCCGGCCAATCATCGAATCGGACGGCGGCAGGCAGTCATCGCTGATGTAGGTCAGCGTCAGCACGTTGATCGGGTTGCGCAGGACGCCGACCAGGCGCCCGTCCTCGATGCGCTTCTGCCCTTCGTAGGGCGTATCGATCACCGGCGCATCGAGACCGTCGACAAAGACGACGCGCTGCAGCGCGCGGTAACTGGTCTCTTCCTGGTGGTAGTAGTGCCGCCAGTAGAACAGCTCGGTGAAGGAGACGACCTCGTCATCCTTGAACTTCAGCGTGTCGGTGTTGAGGCTGTTGGTCGAGCCACTGGCGCGCCGGTCGCTACCAAGTACCCGTTCCTTCTGCTCGTCGCTGAGGCCAAACATGCGCTGGGCCTGGGTCCAGGTCATGCGCCCGTCGTGCCCGAGCCAGCGCGCCTTGTTGTAATTGCTGCCGGTAAAGTCGGAGGGGACCAGCAGATCGGTCGGCGAGATGCGATCGACCAGGTAACAGCACTCGACCACATGGTCGACCGTCTCCATCGGGATCTGGAACTGACCCTGCGCGAGCGCCTGCTGCATGTCCGGCGGCAAGGTCGACGGATCGATCGCCGGCACCTGGCGCGGCTCGGTGCGCGCCTCGTAGCTGACCAGCACGCCGCCGATGCCAGAGGCATTGACGACATCGGCGAGCACTTCTTCGATGGTGGTGCCGACCGAGACATCCGTGATGGTGTCGTTGAGCTGGGTGGCGAACACCGGCACCGCCGCCTGGTATTTCTTGGCGCGCGGCGAGAGGCGCACTTCTGGGGTCTGTGAATACAGCTGTGCGATCTTGGCCTTGGTGAGCGACCAGTCCTGATTGACGATGACCCGCTCACTGCTGGTGAACTGCGAGGTCTCATCGGGCGCCCCACGGCGGCGCTCGACGTTCTCCTGCCAGTCGGTGGCGAGGTCGTCCCGGCGCCGCCGCGACGCACTGATGCGCTGTCGCCACGCCTTCCAGGCGTCGTCCTGGGCGAACGCCGCAGACTCGTTCTCGGAATCGGTAACAGGCGAGGTGGCCATCGAGAACTACCGGCCGGCCCTACGGGGAACGCAGGACCGGCCTGAAGCGTGGGGTTACGCGGGCACCACAGCCGAGGACTCGGCGATGATCTTGTCGACCAGGTCTTCGAAGCTGCTGAACAGTCCCTGGTTGCGCATCCGATCGTCGGGCGACGCGTTCTTGTAGGACAGGTGAATCCCGCCGCGCGTGTCGTGCGCCACCGTGACACGCCCGCCGAAATACTTGCCGGCCTTGAGACCGTTGACCTTGTTGACCAGCTCCACCGACAAACAGGTCGCCGGCACGTCCTTGCCGTTCTGGTAGACCGGATGCGCAAACTCGCGGAAGTAGCCCCGAGCCAGGAGATCGGCCTGGAACTTGGGATGCGCATACCCGATGTGATCGACCGGCTGGTGATCCGCCAACCGTTCGTAGGCGGTGACCAGGCGCTCTTCGAGATCTGGCTTCATGACGACCCTCTTACGGCGCCGCCGTGAACAGCACGCCGCCGCGCGAGCGGTTGCGCGTGGCCAGCTGCAGCACGCTGAAGATCTTCATGTTCATCATCGCGGCGTTGGTGAACTCGGTCGCCTCACGGCGCTTCCGCCACGCACTCGACACGACGAACAGCTGCGTGTCGTTGGTGTTGAACATGAAGATGTCCCGGCCGCTGTAGCTGCCGGTAAAGATGAATGGGATCTGCTTGAAGGCGAGCGTCTCGGCCGAGGCCGAGATCTTGTTGCCGACATCGACGAACCGCTGGTTCTGGGTCAGTGCGGCTTCGAAGATCGCCTGCTCGCGGGCACTACCGACCACGACGTTCGGGGCACGGCCGAGACTCCCCTTCTTGCACGCGTTGTAGAGCGCGGTGTAGGAGGCAAGCAGCGTCGGCCCGGTCTGCGTGCCGTAGTCGATGAACTTGTTCTTCCACCACAATTCGGTGCCGGCGGGAATGGTCCCCACGGTGCCGGTGCCGTCATGGGTGTAGAGGTCCAAGAGCGAGTTGAAGCCGTCAGTCCCGCCCAGTGGGGCGAAGGCGCCCACTTCCACCGCCTGGTCGTGGCTGGTCAGACCGTTGTCGACCAGCGCGGAGATGAGATCGACCTTCTGGTTGGTATCGCTGTTGACCGCCTCATCGAACAACGTCCAATTGATCGGGCTGACCAGCGGCACATAGTTGTACTGGGCCTGGGTCAGCACGTCGGTCTTGGAGGTGGAGGTCGGCGTGACGTCGGTCGCCATGAAGTCGACGCCCGCATTCGCCCGGTAGTCGAGCGTCAGCTGCAGCGTGGCGCCGCCGGGCACCTTCTTGACGCCGCCGAGTTTTTCGAGGGTCTTGAGAAACGAACTGTCGGACCATTGGTCCGCAGCCTTGTTGCGCTCGTTGACGACGTCGTCGTACGTCGAGGACAACAGCTGGGAAAACGGTGGGGCCATCTGGGCCTGCCTTCCTGCGCGTCAGCGCGTGGGTGAACGACACCGTTCGGATCAGGCTCGAACAGGCCACGCACCCTGCGTTGAGGCCGCAAGGACGCCAGGCCGGCGTTGAGGTACGCCGGACAACCAGATGGAAGCGGCGAGAGGATGCGCCTCTCAGCCGCTGGTTGTCAAATAATGGTCTGGTGTTTCACGTTCCCGAAGCCAGCCGCGTCACCGATGGCCCGATGGGTACCGCGCCAGACGCAGGCCCGTACGGCCATTTCATCCTGCCGTCACCCGAAGCGGGCTGGCGGCTGCTGCTGATCTGCGACAACGGCGAGTTGCCCGAAGCAGACGGCTGGGAGCATGTCAGCGTCCATGCCCGTCGCTACGACCAGATGCGGACACCGACCTGGAAGGAAATGGCCTTCGTCAAAGCGGCCTGTTGGGACGGAGAAGACGTGGTGGTGCAATTTCATCCGCGCGCCAGCGAATACGTCAACGTCCACCCGCACGTCCTGCATCTGTGGCGGCACCGGACGCGGGAGTTTCCGACGCCGCCACCCAACCTCGTCGGCTAGCCGCCGTTGCGTTCCGCGCGCGCCAAATTCGCGCGGGCGATGTCCTGGGTCGTGCGCGGACCTACCTGGCGCGGGATCTCGCCGTTACTGCGCACCCCGGTCGCACGCGGCGCATGCTGCAGGTCGCCGAGCACCCGCTCGCGTGCCTGGTTGACGCCCTGCGACAGGTAATCCGCCTTGGCTTCCAGGTAGGCTTCGCGCAGTGTCATCTTCGGCCGGCCCCCGCTCTTCTGGGCTTCGGCGGTATCGGCCTGCAGCTTTTCCAGGACCGCGTCGGCGTAGTCGTTCCAGTTGGGCCACTGCACCGCTTCGTCCATCTGGGTCCGCACGCGCTCGCGCATCTGGGTCTGGGCCTGCTCATAGGCCTGGCGGCGCTGCTGCTCCTCGTGCGCCTGGGTGAGGGGCGCCAGCCGCTCCTGTAGGCGCTGCTCGACCGCCCACGCCAGCCACTTCTGCAGCCCCTGCGGCGAGAACGTGCGGCGCCCGTCGCCGAGATCGAGATCCGCCTGCGGCTCGTCACTCCCCGCCGCCTCGCGCTGCGGCTCCCGCTGTTCCTGGCGCTCCAGATAGCGGCGATAGCGCGGGTCATGCTGCGCGATGTAGGCAATGAACTGGTCCTCGTTGCCACGCAGTTGCTCCGCGAAGCCGTCGCGGAACTGCCGCAATGTCTGCAGCTCGGTATCGAGCTGAGTCTTCTCGCTGTTCCACTGATCGCGCCCGCGCTTGAGGCCGGACGCAATCATCGACAGCACTTTCGAGCGCGGAATGGTGTGCTCGGACCCGTCGTCGCGCTTCGCCCGCTTGAAGCCGTACTGCCGCAGCAGCTGCTCTTCTTCGGTGAAGCGTTCCGCCGCCGTCTGGGCCGGCGCCGCCGGCTCCTCCTCGCGCGGGTCCGGCGCCTGGTCGGCACGCTCGATCACCCTGGTGGCAATATCGGCGGTGGACTGTGGTGCGGCGGTCTCGGGTGCTGCCGCCGGTGTCGCCGGTGTCGCGGCGGGTGTGGATCCGGCGTCGCCGGTGCCCCCGCTGGCCGGTGCTGGTGCGTCTCCGCTCATGGTCGTGCCCTCTCACTCACCACGCGTGGCCAGCGCGCAGCGGATTCATCGTCGCCCCCATCGTCGTCCCCTGGTACCTTCCTCGACCCAGTCCATCCACACCGGGCGCACCACTTCCTGCATCGCCGCAGACGTCGTCGTCAGCACGCCGCTACTGATGGCGAAATAGGCGAGCGCCACCACCCAGTGATCGAAGCGGTGGTCGGCGAGCTTGCGCTGGTTTTTTTCGTCCCAGCGCATCTTCGGCAGGTAGCGCGCCAGCAGCGGACAGCCGGGTTCGTAAATTTGGAAACGAGGCACGCCCGGCTCGACTTCTTCACCGAGCAGCCCGTGAATGGCATCGGCATAGAGCACGCGGTCATTGATCGACGCTTCGCAGGCGACACCGTGCATTTCGAGGGTGTCCATGACCGTGATGGTGTCGCTACCGGTCTTGATCGCGATCTGCGGGTCGACGTAGGTGCCGGCGCAGTCTTCGCGCCCGGTCAGCTCTTTCAGCTGCGTCTTCATCGCGGCGGCAAGGTCTTTCGCAATGGTCTTGAACCAGGTGCCTTCCGAGACCGCAATGATGCGGCGACCGACCACCGCGAGGACGACGTCGACCGCCGGATCGGGGAAAAAGCCCATATCGAAGCCCCGGTACCACTGCACCCACGGCACCTTGACCAGCGGCACGCCGTCGATGGTCGGCAATTCCTGGATGTAGTGATAGGGCTTGCCGAGCCGCTCGATCGGCAGGTTGGACCGCTTGACAATGGCCTGATCGACCGTCTTGTGGACGTCGAAGAGCGTCCGCGCGTCCATCCGCACGCCGTCGACCCAGGCCGCACGAAAATGCGCCGGCAGGCCGGCAAACTGCTTGCGGTACTCGACCGGATC